TTGCTTGGCAGCACTGGCAGCGCTTCGTACGTATGGGGAATATCTTTGATATGTCCGATACGCTCCGAGGGCATGATCGAGCATATTAGGGGTACGGGGGGTTCTGGGGAAACTGACATCCATTTTGACCGTTGAAAATTTGTAAACAAATTTCCGACTGACCTATCGGAATTTATTTAATTTTCCGATGCTTGGCTGCTTGGCTCCCCTATATAAGTGGGATGGGATTCCGTTCTGTAAGTAATACTACGGAATCCCACATGGCAACTCCCCAACAATGCAAGGCACTTACTGGTTGCTCACTATCCCAAGCCATTGTTTTATCCCCTACTTGCCCGATGGAGTCAACTGGGTCATCGGTCAGCTCGAAAGAGGTGTGGGAGGCTTTTTACACTGGCAAATCCTATGTTCTTTCTCAAGGAGCGTCAGACTCGCCCGAGTCAAATCCGTTTTTGGAGATCAAGTGCACGCCGAGCTATCTCGATCCTCTGCCGCCGAAGCATACGTTCAAAAGGAAGCTACTCGAATCGAAGGGACAGGATTTGAACTGGGAAAGAAGCCTTTCAAAAGAAACAGTAAACGAGATTGGGATGGAATATGGGAGCTTGCTAAATCCGGTAATAATTCCTTCCTCTCCAACAGATCAATTAATCAATTACTTCGACAATTGGGACTACTCTTTTGATGGTTATTTTGGGCAATAAACTTAAATTTGATTTCCTACCCTCCCGATCACCCTAACATTTTATTCTAAAAACCTAGGAAATCTTGAAGAAATTGGAAAAGATGTACTCGTTCCTCATTATAATGCCATCAAACGAATCCGTCAAGACCACCTTCAACCAGCTGCAATCATTAGACAAGTTAATGTTTTCTGGGGACGTACTGGTACTGGAAAATCTCGCAGGGCCTGGGACGAAGCCGGGTTGGATGCTTACCCTAAAGATCCTAGAACCAAGTTCTGGGATGGTTACAATGGTCAGCAACACGTTGTCATCGATGAATTTCGAGGAAGTATCGATATCTCCCATATGTTACGGTGGCTCGATAGATACCCAGTCATTGTGGAGGTCAAAGGATCATCAACCTGCTTGGTAGCTACAACGATTTGGATTACTAGTAATTTGGATCCTAGAGATTGGTATATGGATTTAGATGTTGATACGAAGCAAGCTTTGTTGAGAAGACTTGTTATTACTCATTTTGATGGATTGCAATAAATCTACCTGTCAAATATAACCAAATGACTGCGTCGCCCTCTTGCATCCTGCGGAGTGCGCTTTACAACAGCAAGCTGTTGGCATGAAATAATATGGTTTATTTCACTAACCCTAACTACCCTAACCCTAACACTAACCCTAAGTTGTTCCTAGGTAGGGAACAACAGCGGTCGACTGCGTTCCTAACAAAAGAGCAGGATTCTTTACTGAGAATATTTTAACTGGGATATTAGTAGCATGTCCATAAGCAGTATTCGTATTTTCATTCATAATGACTTCTTTTGTATCATCATCTTCAACTGCGTTAGGACATCGAATTTTCATTCTAAATCCTCTAACAAGTGCAATAGTAAAAGATGGATACGGTCCTCTTTTGTTGCCGGCACCTGGATCAATCACTACTTCAGCTTCTGCAGTTACAAGTAGTTGATGACCCAAACCTGCTGCATATGGCGTTGACACAGGATCAGGCAACATAGTATAATCGATTTTGGAATTATTCGCTGAACATCGATAAGTATATGATGTGCCGGGTTTAAGAACTTTGGTCCATTGACCTTTTAAAGCATACGTAGTATTCAAATCAGGAGCCATTGTTGGATTGACTCCGTGATCATTTACACGTGCATCACCAACTTTTTTCAAGCGATCATACGCTGTTGAATAGTCTTGAAAAACGGTTGTAGAAGTATCAGATATAGGGACATACTTATAGAATTTAAGAGTAATGGCTAATTGACCAAAGTTATGGAATGTGGCAAATTCACTCCATTGGGGAATTGCTACTTTCTCTTTAGCTAAAGCGAGCAAATTTGCTGCTGCCAGAGGCCATAATTTTTGGATAGTGGGCAATACTTTGTATGGGTCCATAAAAGCATAAGATGTTACTGCTTGAGTTCGAAAAGGAAACGAAGCATCCGCTGCTCTTGAAACTGAAAGTACAGGTTCAATAGCTTTATATACACCGCATGGTGTATCCGCATTGAGTATCTTTTGAACTTGATTATAAATCTGTTTATTGGTACCAGCCGTATTTTTTTTGGAAACAGCTTTATTGGGTCGTTTTCTACCTCCAGACTTTCGAGGAGTGTATCTTACACGTTTACGAGAGGTACTAGGAGTAACAGAATAACGACGCTTGCGGCCACTAGTAGGAGTACTACGAGTAGAACCAGAGGATCGACTTGTAAATAATTGTCTTGCTGCACTATAGCCTTGCTTGGCAGCACTGGCAGCGCTTCGTACGTATGGGGAATATCTTTGATATGTCCGATACGCTCCGAGGGCATGATCGAGCATATTAGGGGTACGGGGGGTTCTGGGGAAACTGACATCC